AAAAACAGGATCAAATCTTGAAAATTCATATTGATCTGTAGTCTTTTCAAAAAATACAAATTTATTTTTTGAATTAACACTAGGAGCAACTAGTTCTAAGAATAAATCAGGTTGATCAGGTACAGAATCAATATTGTCATCTGGAAATGTTATATTAATTTTTCTATTGTCTTCATATCCATCTGGACCTATAACATTGCCCCAAACTCTGAAAGACTTACTGTAAAATAAAGCATTAGAACTATCTGGTTCTGTGTTGGTACGTAAAACTTTAATCGAATCGCGCCTAGTGGCTGCTGTTCTACTGTCGTAAACTTTGACGTTCGGATCAAAATAAAATCTGGTTTCTAACACACTTTGAAACACATAATTAATACCTCTACTTTCAACAGTGTATGCGCCAGCCGAATAAGCTAGTTTTACAAACCAGCTGGCATCTAGTCCAGTGCCTGATGTGCTGCCTGCGTTTGCTAAACTAAACGGGGCCTGGGATAAATTTTCTGAACTTACAATTGCCCAGTCTTGTGTAGTTAAATCGTAACGTAGTCCAAATGTTTTAAAACTTAAAATATTGTTTTTAATTAAATCACTAAAAGAATCTGCCCAATCAATTGGAAAGTAAGGAATTACTACATCAATGATTGCACCATCTGGCAAATATTTACTGACAGTTGCTTCTGCAGTTGGGCCAATAGTGTTATCGTAACTTATCACACTAGCCCATACTGTTGTCTTTTCGTATTCAGTAGAAATTGTTCCAGTTTGCAATCTATTTTGTGCATCAAAATATTTTCCAGTGGGAGCTGTGAATCTAATCAATGATCCTTGTGTAAGATAAGTGTAGTTGGGACTACTAAAAGTTCCAGTTGATCTTCCGTTAGATTCCGAAGTCACATCCCATACTGCCAAACGTTTTACAGTACCGGATCCGGTCCCTGATGCAGTTGCAACAAACTTCGCTCCTTCTGTATTTGATAGAGATCCCACAGTAGTAAAGTCTGACGTACCTACAGACACAATCACATAGGCTCGACCTGCTATCATTGCACTGGCTGATTCTATGCCCCCTTCAACAGTAAATCTTGTTGCAGTATCATAATACAAATGCCTTGTTGGAATAGATGCTATTAAAGGCTTGATTTGATTTTGAATGATAAAATTAACTTCAGTACTACTTGTAAACTGAAAAGTTAAATTTTGAGAATAATCTTCTTTGTAAATTAACCCATCTTGAGCAAATATATTTGTGCTTGAATATCTACCTGTTGAATCAATTACATCAAGATATCTACTAATACCCGAGCTTGATCTATTAACTGCTTTGGCTTTTACTACATTGTTAAAAATCGTATAAGGAAGAATATTGTAATCCTCGCCAGTGATCATACGATTTTGTGTATAGTATTGCTGAGGAGCCTTGGTGCGAATAGACTCCAACGATTCACGTGAACTAGCATTGGTCACTGTGTACTGTAAGCTAGCACGAATAGTTAAAGTTTCAATCTTACCCTTTTTGCTTAGATAATTGAATGTAATTGGTACATTGGCAATTTCTTCTGGTGTGATCTTGTAATTTAAATTGTTGGACTGTCTATAAAATAATCTAAACTTACCAATTGGAATATTAGTAAAACTGCCATCACCAAATACTAAATCAATTTGATCATTAGCTCTTGTACTGACGCTGTATAGATTTCTATCTGTAGTGTTGTTATAGATTACATTAATTCCATTAACTGCTGGCACTTTTTTCCATAATTGATCTGGAGTGCCGCCTGAAGTTAAAGAATACAACCATACATCTGTGTTATTAATATTATCAAAGTTAATACTTACTATTCTATTAGGTAAAGTATCTTCAATACTAAAATCTATAGTTCTAAGTTCGCCTTGTTTAAAATGTAAAAAGTAACCGGTGTTATTAGATTCGTTACTTAAATTGTCATTTCTATAAAGCACATTGAAAATACCTGTAGGAGTAGGCGCTGCTTCATAAATGTATTCTTGATCTGCTGTTGTAGCACTGACCGCTTCAAATGTAAATGTTGTCCCTCCGATACTGGCGTTAAACGGAAAAACTGGCAATAAGTTGTTAAGTATTCCCAACGAATACTCATATGTTTTTATTCCATTGATTGTTTTAAATGCGCCTGGTTTGCCAATTGACTGAGTAGTGATTAGAACAGCATTTAAAATTGTAGTAAACTGTTCAAGCCAATTATCGTTAGTGGTATCATTCCAGTTAACAATAATGTTATTAAGATTAACACCTTGGCTATCAAATATTATTTCTGTAGTGCTTACGCTGTCAATTTTAAGTAAGCCAGAAGACGGCGTGTTTCTTTTTGGAGAATAGCTTAATAGTCTGGCTAGTTTTAAAACGCTGTCTCTACGCTCCGCTGTATCGATGAAATTTTCCCTAGCATTTAGGTCTGTTCTAAAAGCTAAACTTTGCCCTAAAAATGCAATTAGATCAATTAATGCAATGTATTCAGAACTTTCCGTAAAATCGTTAAAATCTTCTGGATAGTAGGCTCGCAAATACTCAATCATTGACTTGCGAATAGTTTCAAAATCAAAGCTTTGAAAATCTGCTTCTCTAAAAGTTTGATAGACTTTTGTCCAATCTTGTTGAACTAATAAACTGGTTTGTCTTGTTGTTAAGGCCATAAAAGTATCCTTCGTCCAGTATTTATCGACTTAAAAATCTGGTACTTTTATGATTAAGAAACTGTTAGATTTTGAGATTGAGCGTCAAAATTTAAAGTGAGACGATCTGCGTAATTGCCGGGCAAGTACGTCAAATCTATTTGTATTTGTAATCCTTGATCAAACTCGTTGACAATAACTTCATCTACTTGTAATCTAGGGTCATAGTTAACAACACGCCTAATATCTTCTGTAATTGCAGCTTTTACTTCAGGGGTTAATGGCTCATAAAGGCAATTCCAGATAATTGAACCAAAGTTTGGCTGCATTAGTTTTTCGCCTTTTTTAATATTAAAATGATTGATTAAATCTTGTTTAACCAAATCAAAATCTACTAGACGAAATTTTTTAGCAACATTAATTGTGGTAAAACCCCGATATTTGTTTGTCATGTGTGTATTTATTTTAGGTTATAGTGTAATCTGCTGCTAAATTTTGAATTGCATACTTACCAGCATTAAAAAATAATCCAGCTGATCTGCCTAAAGTATCTTGTTGTCCACCGTTATCCCTCCAGATTTGGGTTTTGACAGCGTTATAGTTAAAATTGGATTGTTGTTTTATTTCTGACAAAATACTATTTGATACTTTTTCATTTGATCCAATGTTTGGATTTTCCACGTCTTGAAATTGATAGCTAACTGCAAGCAATCCTGCTATTGTAGGCTTGGCATCATTTTGACGTATAGCGCCGGTCTGTATTAATTTAGGATAATTGTCATCAAAAAACATCATCATGATTTTATCCTGTATTGCCGGAGTTTCTAAAAATAAAGCTTCTGTATCTACGCCATCGAGTCCTGTCCATCCTGATTCGTCTTTATAACCGTATTTTTTTAACACATAATCAGATATGTGATACTTACCTAGCCTATCACCGAACACAGCAGCAGAGTTTGAGTCGCTTTCCATATAGGCTATCTGTAGCATAACACAGCGAACTTCAAAAGAATTCAAGGTTAAAATATTAGTGTCAAACTTTGTTAAACTTGTAGTTCTAGGCGCCACATTGCTAGTGAGCAAACTCCTAGGTGCTTGTTTTAGTAAAGGCTGCTGGTTAGCCTGACTTATTCCTGTATTCATTTTTTATCTGGAGTTTGTAATGTAGCTGCAATAACACTGCCGTTGTTTAATTTTAATTCGCCAGTTGATCTTGTCCATGGTTCATGCGTTGGTGTATAAGGACAGATGCTTTCAAATTTCTCTAATGCTTTTTTCCACTTTTTCTTGGTTGTATCAAGTTCTGTATTGAATTGTTTGTACAATTCCAGTGGAGGATTAGTTCCAGGTTTCATTGGAGTGTTTGTGTTGAAATAAATTTTTCTTCCTTTTAACGTGATATCACCATTGGTGAGCCAGCCGCCATTTGTAGATTGTAATGAAATAAAGGAGTCGCTTTTGACTCCAACGTTGCCGGCATTCAATTGATAATCAACTGTTGAAGTAACCTTTGTATTTCTTGTTTGCGAAAAAATGTTATTCTCTGCATAAATTTTTAAGGTGTCACCTGCATGTATATTAACGTTTGCATCTGCATGAAAATTGATATTACCACCTGTTCTTAAATTAAAATCATTATTACCGTAAACATTAATACTTCCGTTTTTAGTCAACTCTACCCATGCATTTCCAGTCTTATTGATAATATAGAAAATGTCCTCACTGTCATGCATCAAAATAGTATGCCCGCCAGCAGTACGTAGTCTTACCAATTGATCTTTTCCGGCAATATCGCCGTCATCCATTACAAATGTATGTCCGCCTCGGCGAGCTGCAAAACTTTGTAAAACTGTAATTGGAATATCTTCTATGTTAGGAAAATCTGTTGTGTCTGGTATAGTTCTACCTGGGGTGCTTATCCCAAATACTTGACTAGGTCCTTCACGTTGAGAACTACTTGTAATTGTACCACGTTTGGGATCAGTTTCTAGTCCTTGATCTAAAACAATATTGGCTTGAGGTACGTGGGCTGATCTTGGCAAAGTTACAAAGTTGGGAGAGTTATCTCTTTGCAGACTATTTGTGTTGAGTTCTGTTACTGGCAAATAATCAGTGCTTGTATCTACTCTGCCTTTTAACGCTAAGTCTTGAGTGATAGTTTCGCCAGGTTTTACTGATCTGGCTATTCCAGGTATCATATGTAATGTAGGAGTGCTGGGAATTGATGCGATATAATAACCTCGCATGGGATCGCCCATTACAAACACTACCAAAACAAAGTTTTCTATGTCCGGAGGCACAGCCCAGAATCCATAAGTTTGACTTTCGTTACCAAAGACATTTTGATCTTCTGATTGTGTTCCTTTGGTGCTGCCAAGAAACGGACTTGCATAGTTTACAGTGTACCAATTGGCAGGCTCTTCTTCCTTACCGCCTAGATCGGGTATAAAAACTTGTAGTCTTCCCAGTCGTGCCGGATCAGAATTATTTTTGACTATACCCAGATGAGGACCAGAGTCTACTCTTACTCCAGGAGCCGCTTCTCTATTAGACCAACTTGGTAATTTAGATCCAGCACGACCATCTTTCATGATTGATTTCTTTCGTTATAAAGTTGATTGATTAAATCCACTGTAGTTGCTACTGGTATTGTTTACTGGCGATCCTGCACTTACTTTGGAAACACCAGTTGAATTGTCCGATTCGATTAAATCATCGGGCACACGTATTAATTCTAATGTTTGTTCAAACTTTCCTTTAGAAAAATCGCTTGTTACTATCTGTACCTTGTACAATCCGCTAAATGATCCTGTAGTGCTTTGTCCATTGGATAGCTTTACAACTTTATTTGTAATACCAATGGTATCATCTATGTCAATTGCACCTTTAACAATCAGTTGTACATATACTTCTTCATTATCAAAAATAATTTGACCAGTTTCGTTGATAGGAGCGTCGCCGGCTTTTGTTACTAACTTGCCGTAATCTTTTGATATAGGCTGATAAAGAGTGTCGTCCTGTTTTATAAATGCAGGATCTCCAACAATCCTTACTCTTAGATTAAGCATGTCGCCCCTAGGAAAACTACTGTATAGGCTTTTGGCTACACTACCAACAGTGGCTATTTCTGCACTGCCGCCAGTGCCTGATGTTTGTTGAGCATCTTGTGGTGTTACTACTATTCTTTTAGGTAACCATGACGGCTTGGTGTCTGGGCTTGATGCGGTATCTAAACTTTTTTCAGTTATTTTTTCCGCTCCCTCTGACGTATTAGTAGATTCTAATTGTCTAGTAAATGTTGTAATTGCAGTATAGAATGTTGCGTCAAAATCAATATCAAGTTGTATAATATCTGTGTTTAATCCAGTATAATAGTAATTGTAAGTTCTTACACATTTCTTTGAACTTAGCTTTGTTTGTGCAAAGTCTGGATGATAGAAATTACCTGCTTCATAAGGCAATATTGAATATGATATTACTTTACTATATGATTTGGCTTTTTTATCATACAAACCAAGAGTAACGCTAGGAATTACCTTATACCATTTTACGTTTGAATTATTTTGACCGTTGGTTGCCCTGTTACTGTCACTGGCTGTTTCCGCCTGTGAAGCTTTGACTATTTGATTTTGCGTATAATCGCTAGACGCCATGACTCTATCTATTAGAGATACAACGTCAGTACCAGCGTTAACCATAAAGACACCTTTGTTTTTGAAATCTTTATCGGTTCCTGCTGCTGTGGTTGTTTTAATTTGGTTTTTTGGATCATTCATTACTGTTTTTTTAGCGTCCATCTTGTTGGTATCAATGATAGGACTACTTGCTATGTCAGGATGGACATTAAAAAGAATTTGATACAATGGATTTTCAGTTCGGCCTTCTTGATACGCTACATTTTTATAATAGGTATTAAATCCTGCAGGATAACTTTTTGTTGAGTAGAATGCACTGGCACGCAATTCTTCCCTGCGACGGTTAGCTGTTTCTTCTGCATTTGCTTCACCGGATGTAGCTGCATATAGGCCAACATTTTTAGATAATTCTGATTCAATTCTTTCTTCTTCTTTTGTTGCACTTTGATCAAAAATTCTTTGTAATTCTTCTCTGCTATCAAAATAATCGCCTACAGTTTTTGCTTCTACAGATAAGTTTACTGGCACTGTGGCCGAGCTCATATCAAATGCAGTGTGATTGTACGGTCTGGCAGTAATGTTATAGGTAGTGCCATTTACGCCAGGTTTTATTTTCATGTCATTGAACTTTACTGCTACACGTTTTCTATCTATTAAATGCGATGATATTCCAAAAGTGTTTGCTTCAGTTGGATTAGCTAAAAAATCAATTTGTAACAAATAAGGTTGATCAACATAATTAGGACAATCACAGGTCATTTGACAAGCACTTAATAGTCTGTCTAATAGACTCATTCCAAATGGTTCAATCAAACTGAATTTAATATCTATCATATTGCTGGCTTTACTCCGAGAATTCAGGCCAACCACAGTTTTTATTGATAAATTATCAAAATAAAAATCTTCTCTAAAATCAGGATGCCAGTTTGTTCCGGATGCCACTGCATCTACCGGAATGCCGCCACCGGAACTTATTAACAAGTATTTTGGATTAAACGAACTAGGCTCTTTATTAAGCTGATTATAATCATCTGATGTCAATAAAAACAAACTGACTTTGTAAGTGTAACCAGTAAAGTTGTGCAGAACGTTACTAACATTAGATGCAGGTTTAGTTTGATTTAATTGTGCAGTCTTTGTTGGATCGTTTGTATTTGGATCACCAACCTGGATAAGACTAGAAGGGGAGTTAACATCTAGAAATTTTGATGCATCCAATACCATTTAGATTCCTAAGTCCTGTTGAAGTGTAGTCTTTTGTGGAATATAAATTCTATAGCCTGCACGAAAATCAAATAATGGATCTTTGATCACATTTGGATTACGTTGAGCAAATACCCACCATAAAGCCGAATCTCCGTAAAGATCGTAAGCTAATAAATCTGGCCTATATTCGTACACACTGTCAATTTCATACAACACATCATCAGTTTTTTGTGTTATAGGCCTATTGGTCATAACATCTAAAAAAATCCCATATGTACCAGTTTGAAAGTAAGGGCTAGATGCCTTGTACTGAACTTTGGCCATTATAGATATCCTCTAGTTAATAATTCGCCTCTAGCAAATGATTCAACATTAAATGCTCGCTGCGAACTTCTACTGTAGACTGGCTGAAAATTCAATTGAAACTGACTGCTGGTAGGGACACGAGTTACATACTTGCTGGCAGACCCTGCTGAATTTGCACTTGTACCAGGTGATTTGACTCCAACACTACCATATCCACCGCCACTAAATCCTCCACCTACTCCCTGAATTGGTACAATAGATTGTTCAGGAGAAGGTGACTTGTTTGAATTGCCTTGAGCAACTGTTGTTTCAATGTAGTCAACATCGGAAGGCATGGTGTGACTAAAGCTTGTGACTATGCATGGTACATGTGGTAAATAATGCGACCCGTAACCATCAAGGTAAACTATAGGAGGCGGAGCTCCTTGATATTTTCCTGATTCGCCATAAAACATTTTTGTTGCGGCACGGAAAAAATACAAAGCAGCTAGAAAATAAGCGGCTTCTGACAGATTTTGCACAGTAAAATCAGCAGTGATTTGAATATTTTGGACTTCGCTGCCTTCGTAAAAATAGTTGTTGTAGTTGGAGTGTGTAAGTGGCTGCGAATTATATCTAGCTTGATGTGCCACTGTTAAACTAGGAGCATAAGGAAAAATTACACCATTGGTTTTTTTAATTGGTTCCATAATACCTGCAGATGGCATATCGTATAGCACTCCAGAACCAGAAGCAACGCTAACTTTGACACGCCAATCTTTACCAGAATCCGCGAACGTAATTGGTGTGTTACCAGTGCCGGTTGGACTAAATGGCAGGCCGCCTGCTAATAGTGCTCCGGGGCGTACTCCTAGTGCGTTAAGTCCTGTTTTGGCTTTGTTAAATCCAGTAGCTGCTAAGTCTTTTAACTTACCAGTTGGCACAAATATAGTTGGCATATAGATCCCTCTTGCTTTTTTATTATTTATTTGCTAAATTAAGTGCATATTTAAAGGAATAGTAATGAAACACAACTATCTTAATAATAGAGATATATTAAAAGAAATACACAAAAGTAAAACAACATATTGTAGTTTTGTCACTAAAGAAGATGCAGATTATGACTTGATACTGCCATCGGTTGATAAAATAAACAAAAAAAACATCATGGCAGGACGTAAAGCCCGGGCCGAAAGACTAACTAGAGCAGAATATGATAAAGCACAAAGTCAAACCACCGAAAAGTTACGATTAGACGATTTTACAGTCAAGCTGTCAAAAATTGCAGATGTTGATGTTGTATTTAGAATCATGACATGGGAGCATATCCCGCAAGATAATAGTAAAAAAATTAAAGTAGTGGATCCTGATGCCGAGCCAGTTGTAACCGAGTACGACGATACAAATTTAGTACCAGGCAAGTTTGTTAAGGTAAATTTTCCTCCGTTCCAACATTACAAAATTGACGAAAACGGTGTACCATACTGTGTGGGTAAAAGTCATTGGCAGGGAGATCTTGATAAAGGAAAATTTAACAGAGAGCATGGTACAATGACTAACAAGCTAGCACACATGTTTATGAAACTATGCGAACGTTACGCTACAAGAAGTAACTGGCGTGGTTACACATATAACGACGAAATGCGTAGTCAAGCCTTACTACAATTATCACAGATAGGATTACAATTTGATGAAAGTAAATCGCAGAATCCTTTCGCTTATTACACTGCCGCTATCACTAATAGTTTTACTAGGGTTCTTAATATCGAGAAGCGTAATCAGAACTTACGAGATGATATTCTTGAAATGAACGGGCTCACACCCAGTTACACCAGACAAGGCATGGGCTCATGGGGCGGAAATCCGCAGTCCGGTGAATATAACGATGATTAAATTTGACTTTCGTGTATGAAAGATTATAAAATTATTAAATGTCTAATTTATTTAAACGAGCAGCAGTTTGCACAGATATACACTTCGGATTAAAAAGCAACAGCCAAACACACAATGAAGATTGTTTAAATTTTATAAAATGGTTTACAGCCAAAGCGAAGGAGGAAGGCTGTGAAACAGCGTTTTTTCTTGGAGATTGGCATAACAATCGTGCTAGTATCAACATTGTCACTCTTAACTATAGTCTCCGTGCTTTGGAACATCTCAACGACAACTTCGATCGTGTGTATTTCATTCCTGGCAATCATGACTTATACTATCGCGACCGGCGTGATGTCCAAAGTGTTGAGTGGGCTCGACATTTACCGAATGTTGTCATATGTAATGATTGGCTACACAGCGGTGATGTTATTGTGGCCCCTTGGTTAATAGGCGAAGATTATAAAAAAATTCCGAAGTTAAACGCCAAATACATGTTTGGGCATTTTGAATTGCCCACATTCTACATGAATGCCATGGTACAAATGCCCGACCACGGTGATGTCAAACGCGAAGACTTTACCGGCATTGAACATGTGTTTACCGGGCACTTCCATAAGAGACAAACACAACGAAATATAACTTACATTGGTAACTGCTTCCCACACAACTATGCAGACAATCACGACGACGAGCGTGGCATGATGATATTAGAGTGGGGACAAGAACCTGAGTATCATGCTTGGCCCGATCAACCTAGATATCGTGTTTATCAACTCAGTGATGTATTAACAAGCACTGATGCATTACTACATAAAGATATGCATGTACGAGTTAATCTTGATGTAGATATCAGTTACGAAGAAGCTACATTTATTAAAGAAACTTTTGTTAACACTTACAATCTCAGAGAAATCACACTAATACCACAAAAAGTAACAAACGAAGATATAAACTACGATATCACAGGAAACATTATGTTTGAAAGTGTAGATACTATTGTTACCAATCAACTAACAAATATTCAAAGCGAACAGTATAATAGAAGTTTGTTACTAGATATCTATAGGAATCTATGACTTTTAAAATAAAAACTCTTGCAGTTAAAAACTTCATGAGCGTGGGTAATGCTACCCAGGCTGTTCAGTTTGATCGTAAAGATCTTACTCTAGTACTAGGGCAAAACTTAGACCTAGGCGGAGACGACACAGGAGCCAGGAATGGAACTGGCAAAACAACCATTATTAATGCACTAAGTTATGCTCTTTACGGCTCTGCCCTAACTAACATCAAAAAAGATAATCTTATCAACAAGACAAACGGTAAGAATATGTTGGTTACTATTGAGTTTGAAAAGGATGGCATAGACTACAAAATTGAACGTGGACGCAAACCAAATACCATGGCGTTTTATGTAGGCGGACAACAACAGCAGATCACCGACGAAAGCCAAGGAGATTCAAGAGAAACACAGGCAGAAATTGAACGCATGCTCGGAATGAGTCACGACATGTTCAAACACATTGTTGCCTTAAACACATACACCGAACCATTTCTTGCATTAAAAGCCAACGATCAACGCACTATAATTGAACAATTGCTTGGTATTACCATGCTCAGTGACAAAGCAGATGCGCTTAAAGAACAACTCAAAGCAACCAAGGATGCTATTACTCAAGAAGAATATCGTATCAAGGCAGTAACAGATGCCAATGTGCGTATACAAGAACAAATTGAAGCTACACGCCGTAGGCAGACTTTATGGAAAAACAAACAAGACAATGAGCTTGTTGAGCTTAAAAATGCTTTAGAAGTCGTAGGCGATCTAGATATTGACCAAGAATTGCTCAATCACGATCTATTAGAAGAATACAATACCAAAACTAATAAACGTAAAGAAATATCTAAATGGCAGGTCGCATGCGAGTCTGAACAAGTTAGACTGTTAAAACAATTAGATAAATTAAAGTCTGAAATAGAAAAACTAGAAAAACACGAGTGCTATGCCTGCGGTCAGGCAATTCATGACAGCAAACATGAGGAAGTACTAGAAGAAAAGCGTAATACACTAAAAGAAACTAGTTTACAATATCTTGCCAATGATACACAGCTAGCCGAGCATGTTGCGGCACTGGCACTTGTTGGTGACCCAGGAAAACCTCCTAAGGTATTTTATGACAACAAAGAGGATGCTATTAATCATAAAAATACTGTAGCAAACTTGCGTCAACAACTAGAAACAAAACAAGCGGAAACAGATCCTTATGAAGAACAGATTAAGGAAATGGAAACACAGGCGCTTGAAGAAATAAATTACGACTTAATCAATGAACTTGTTAACGTTCGAGAACATCAAGAGTTCTTGCTTAAACTATTAACCAACAAAGATAGTTTTATACGTAAACGTATCATTGATCAAAACTTATCATATCTAAACGCTAGACTAAGTCAGTATCTAGATCGTATTGGCTTGCCGCACACTGTCAAGTTTCAAAATGATTTGACTGTCAGCATTGAAGAATTAGGCCGTGAGTTAGATTTTGATAACTTGTCTAGAGGCGAACGTAACAGACTCATATTGAGTCTGAGTTGGGCATTCCGTGACGTATGGGAAAGTCAAAATCAACCCATTAACTTACTGTTCATTGACGAAGTGATTGATACCGGTATCTTC